GTTGATTCTTCTTGCAACACCAGCTCAAGCCTACATAATGTGGGACAAAGTAGAGGAACACATATTAGCCACTGAATATGACTGGTTAGAGGACAGTGCAAGAGTGCGTATGTTGCAATACTGGATGGGCATTGACCAGGATGGTGTGTATGGTCGCAACACTCACAAGTGGCATCGACAATGGGCTATGGAACGAAGTATACCTGTGCGTCTGTATTCAACCGTTTCCCCTGATGCACGATTCTCCCCAGCCGTGGAACAATGGAGATCTACTGTTGAGGCAGCTATTGTGGAGATGGGTGGAGACTTGCGTGATACTGCGAGATTTCTTTCAATCATTTCTTGCGAAAGTGGGGGCGATCCTGAAGCACGATCAAGTGTTAGTACTGCTAGTGGTTTGATGCAGCATCTAAGAACGTATTGGGATGCTAGGAGTCGTACTGCTTTAGGGTATGTAGGGGACATCTATAATGGGCAAGATAATATCAGGGTTTCTGCTTGGCTTATTTACAGGGCTACAGGCGGTGGCTGGCAACACTGGGTATGTAGCTAACAACGTTGTTCTAACGCTCTTAACCTTTGCTCATGGTCAGCTAACCGCTCCTCAGCAGTTTCTAAAGCCTCGTCGCCTTTAGCTAAACGTATTTCAATCTTGATTAACACGGTTGAAATCCAAGCCATCCACGGCAATAAACAAGCCGTTAGTATAACTAAAAATAATGCTTCCAACGTCACGACTCAACCTCTATAAAAATACATTCTCCCGGACATTCCTCCGCTGCATCTATAACATTAGGTAGTAGATTCTCAGGTACGGTTGCTGTACCATCTGCCATTTGTAACGCAGGTTCGGTTCCTCCGTTAAGGATGTTTGCCCAGGGTGCTTCTTTGACGTAGGCTAATCCGTCGTCGTGCATTTCAAAAATAGTTGGTTCGATTTCAGCGCATAAACCATCGCCTGTGCATAGGTCTTGGTCTATCCAAACTTTAATCATCTTTCCAGTCAATCCACACACCAATAAAATGGCAGATTGCACTGGCTACCGTAATCCATATACCGTACTCTCTTGTCTCCCCAGACAACGTAATAAGCACAATACCTGTTGAACCAGCAGTAAGGCTGAGGATGAACGCTTCTCTTGTTATCCGTTTAAGTTTACGTTTTATCATTGTTTCTCCTGATTGTTGGACCACTGGGAGAAACAGCCGATGGACTGCTAGGTCTTGGGGGGGTTGGAGTTGTAGGTCTTGGTTGCGGTGGTGACGGTCTTGTCGCTACTGCTGTAGTAGCTACTATAGCAGTCGATGTTACAGCAATGATAGAGCGTCGATCATCAACGGATATTGTTGAATCCTCTGGCACATACTCCTCAAAGCCACCAGCAAACACGTTTATTTCTTCTTCAAGTTCTTCTTTAACTTCGTCAGATGCTTCGTTAAATATCTCTGGGGCTGACTCAAAAATAACAGTTACTTGATCTTCTGTAGCGTCTTCAAAGAAATCCGGGTTGTCTTCTAAGACCTCTTCAAGAAAGACTTCAACAGCCTCTTCATCTTGTAATATTTCAGCAATAATTTCGTCGTCAAGCTCATCAGCGTCTAACTCCTCAAAGTCTATTTCTTCAATGTCCTCGTACTCTTCAAGAACAAACTCAATATCTTCTTCTGGCTCTAGAGTATCTTCCTCTAGTTCCACATCTGATTGTACTTCATCTGGCTGTGCCTGTTCTCCATCATCAAAGAAAGTTGTTTCTTCTTCCTCCTCTGTCTCAATTTCCTCTGGAACAAATTCAATTTCTGGTAGCTCATCTAACTCAAACTCTTCCCATTCTACATCATCGAAGTCCCACATGATATCATCTTCTAATGGCAGTTCTTCTAATTCCTCTATGTCTATTGTCACTGGTGGCAGTGGGTTTTCTTCAAATGGTGATGGAAGAATTAACTCTGGGGTTGGCGATGTATCTTCTGTGGGGGGTTCCCACGGCGGGTTTGGTTCTGGCTCTTCTTCTGGTTCTGGTGGGAGGGGAGTGGGATCTTGAATAGGCTCATCTACGGGAGGTTCAACTTCCTCTTCAGGCGTAGGCGTTGGTTCCGGTTCAGGGTCTGGCTCAGGCGTAGGCTCTACAGGTTCAGGCGTAGGCTCAGGAGTTGGTTCGGGCGTAGGTTCTGGTTCTGGAGTAGGTTCAGGGTCAGGCGCAGGCTCACTCGACAACGACCAGGTTACACCAGAGAACTCTAACGTATACGTTCCTATAGTTTCCTCATCGTATGCAGTAGCTGACAGTTCATAGTCCCCTGCATCCAACGTAAGGTTCAAGTAGCTATCCCAACACATGTTAGAACCGTTATTGTGGCTAGCTGAATCGTCATCTTCACCAATAATTGTCCCACCACTGTCATATAATATGAGGTAAGGGTCAGCGTAGATGCTTTCTAAGCCATGATTATCGCATGTCAATGATGTATAAGTAATTATTTCTACAGCAGTCTGATCTTCCTCTACAGTCATGTACACAACAGGTGGATCATCATAATTATTCACATGCACAGTACACGCAGTATTGTCCTCATCTTCCTGATCTACACACGTTGTCTCAGGCTCGTTCTCTTGCGCTGATGCAGGGCTAAGAACAGCCAACACAAGCATTAACGCAAATAAGATGCGTGACAAAGCAAAGAAAAAGCGAGCCATGAACCCACAGTACAACTAAACGTTATGGAACTATAGAGGGCTTTTCCGTTTTCTCAGCCAATCGACTTCTGCTATATGAGCCACAATCGTTACATTTCCACCGCTGATACCTATTCGTTTGAGTCGTTCTAAAACCTCTACGCTGTAAGTTATGTGAACCGCAAGTAGGACACGCATGTTCCTCCGAAAATATGTTGAGGTTCGGGTGGTTCAACATCCAAGGTCGCAACTTCAAATACACTTGACGCAACAAATCAACATCTTGCCGGGCATATTTAATCATTGTTTTCCAGGCTTTCATATCGCCACGCATACACCCAGCCCACGTTTGGAAACCACCAGTGTCTACCTTCTGACCAAGACCCAAGTGCTGTCCCACATGATTCAAACGATTCGAGTTAAACATGAAATACCTGCGAGCTACCTTCAACGTATCAACAGACTTGACAGGTGCAGGTGGACCTAAACCATGATACACAAACCTAGCGTTAGCTTTACGCATATCAAACCTGTCACCGTTATGCGCTATAACAATGTCAGCCTCATCAAACAACTCCCACATCTTCTTGACAACATAAAAATCATTCTCCGGGTCTTTCGTGTAGGCTTCAGGAAAATCAACTAGCGAACATACATGCGTGCGTTTCTGATGCTCCCACCTATACGACACACACATAATGTACCATTCACGCTTATGCTCAATAACGTCTTGCTGGTACTGCCCCCACACATAAGACAGGTTGGGTGCTGTTTCAATGTCGTAGTAAAGGATTTTGGTCATATACCATTCTAGGGGACAGTTAGTAGTCGAAGGGTGCATACCCCTTCCCACCAGTTGCCATCGTCAGATAATTTTTCTGCTGACATAGCAATCTGGTCAATAACACAAGTGTCAGTTTGCGAACCTTCTTGATACGTTATGATCTCCCGATTAGCCATAGCTGTTTTCAACGCATTGTATTCAGCTTTAGTATCGTACCCAATAGCGGAACCTCTACCTCTAGATGTAGCAACCCTTGTTTTGAGAATAATTGGCACAATTATTTCGTCTACTCTTGTAGGAGCAGGGAACGCTTGGATTCTCCACGACTCGATAATAGGACCAGCAGTCACTACAGAGTCTCTGGTTAGATTAAGTTGTACTTTGAAAGCTTCTGATAGTTCAGGGACAAGCGTCGTAATGTTCGTAGCAGTCTTATTAGTCAAATTACTTGTCGTAACGCTAACGTTCTCATCATTCGTAACCGTTGCTGTTATCGAACCACCAGCGCTAGACGCAGCACCAGCATACTGAGTACTGCTACCGCTGTACTCTACGCCTGACTCACTGTACTGATTGTTCGTAGCTGACAAAGCTGACGGAGCGTAACGTATCTCAATGTTCCTCAACACCTTATCAAACTGGCTATTCCAACTCACATCACCAACAGTTAACGTGCCAGACGCAACCAACTCTCCAGTAGACTTTTCACCCTGCACACCATTAGTAGAATCAGTAAAATACGTTTCGCCTAAAGCCCTAGCAATAAACATAACGTTACCTGGCGAAGCATCAGCACCACCAGACGTTCCATCTTTAACTGACACTACATCTGCTGCCCAAGCAGGAACAAGCGTTTCAGTAAACCGTGACAAATCAGCTCGATACACTTTGCCAGAACCGCCACCAAACCATACGAAACGTTCATCAGCAGCCAAACTAAATACTTGTCCCACATCATCAATAACAGGACCATACGTTACTGATCCTGACCCTGCATCAATAGCAGCGATACGCAAACCCTTAGTAGTCGCCAACGCAAGAATGCCAGCATAAGAAACCATGTCATTAATTTTTTCGCCTCTGGGCAGTTCAGCTACTTGTTGTGGTTCGTCAAGCAAACCATCAGCAGCAGCTACAGATATAAAACTAATAAAGCCTGTATCAGCAGCGTTACCTGCTGCATAGAAACCTACTGGACCTGAACTAACCGTAACCCAGCTACCGCCTGCTTGTGGAATAGTTGAATCAAGGCTGCTAGAAACTTTCGCACCGCTAGAGTTAACTTCAGATATGTTATCGCCATCTAAGAAAAACAGCCTGCCACCAACAAGTTGAATAAAGTCAGGGTTTAACGATCCAAAACTTGCTGGTTGCGTAGTAGCACCAAGATTGACGCTAGCAGCGGCCCGGTTAGAGCCATACGCAATAAACACTTTTGAACCGTCAGACGCAATATCAGTTATAGTCTGCGGACTAGCTAAAGCTGTAACCGTTGACCAGTTAACATCAGCGTCAGCAGAGTTAAACGAGTTAGAGAAATACAAGTTAGTTCCTTGAGCCACATACATGTACGACCCAAGCATTTTCATCTTTACATCAGTCCACGCAAACGTGTCATTTTTAGATTCACAAATAGGCAACAAACTAATCTGCCCCTCAGTCCACACATCCACACCAGACGAAGCACTAAACCTTGACCGATTAGAATTAGCATGATCGTAAAACTTTTGCCCAGACCCAAACGACCAATCAGTCTGCGACCTCAACCAAAACTGAGAACTTATTGACTGCTCACCAGGCTCGTCAGACGTATCTCTTTGCTCACGCAACGTAGGAATCGCAGTGCGACGGTACTGGTCAACGTCAATGTTGTATGAACGTGCATCAGCATCTATCGTTAGCGTAACTGGTAGCCGTTCAGCTTTATGAACCATTTACACCCCTCTATAGAAAGAGTTTTGTGTCTTAGTCCCTGACCTCATCCAATACGTTGGATACTGCTGATCTAACCTGGCTGCTTCAGCATTTATTCTGGTTTCACGCAACGCTCGAAGGTCACGCATAGAAGCAGATATAGCACCGGCAGGAACCTCATCTGCTCTACGACTAGACCCTTGCTCGTCTATAAATTCACGGCGAACAGGTCGGGTAGACATTAACCGTAACGCTGCTCCAACTGACGGCAAATCATACGCTGATGAATGCAAGCCAACAGTACTTAACGCTGTTGACGTAGCAGCCAACGCAGTAAACCCTGTCTTGTATTGGACTCTGACTTTCTGCCCGGAGTTAGCGTCATCATGCAGAACCAAAGCATACCCTGATGCAAACGAAGCAGTATTGCGATCTCGTCGCAAAGTCCACGCAGGCAACACCGGCTCAGTATTCTCAGAACCATCATCAGTGTACGTTACTTGGTACACAGTCAAAACGTCGTCAGTTACGCCAGTAAGATCGTATCCATCTTGAGATATGTTGTATGTAAACTCAACAGTTTTCATCTGATACAAACCATTTTGAGGCGATGATAAGTCAGCTAACTCATCGTTAATAGCGTTTAACACAAGTTGTGCAGGGAACTTAGGATTAACAGTTACTAAATCACCTGTGCTGTGTGAAGCAGCAGTTGTGCCTCGAAAGCCACGTTTAACAGTAGCGTCATTAGAAGTAGCGTTAACACTAAACACATACATTAACTCAGTGCCTACTTCAATAATTGATCCTTCAACAATGCTAGAACTGTCATAGGTAAATGCTACATTTGTATCACTTGTGCTTAAATCTGCTGATAACTGGTCATGTTCTTCAACATAATCAGTTAACAACAAGTTCTTAGTTTCGTCTATCCACGTTTGAGCAGTCATACCGCCTCAATACTATTCATAAGTCTTTCGCTTTCTTTCCTACTCGCATCACTAGAATACAAACGACCTGCTTGAATCTCGCTCTTAGTTTCAGCGTGCTTTTCTAAATGCGCCGAACCATTAATAGATTTAGGTTGCAAACCACTTTGACGCAACCGCTTATACGCAGACATGTCAGCATCTTTTGCTTTTTCAGCTTTTTTCGTAGCGTCTAAATCAATAACAGAGTTACGAGAAGGCATAGCAGAAGGCGCAATGTTTACACCTGAAATAAGTTTGCTCATTGCTCGCCCACAAGTAACGCAATGAAACGAATGCTCATCATTGAAGCCATGTATTATTTCTTCAACGTTTCCGCATTGTGTGCATCTATAGTCATACCGTGGCATAACCCTCAACCTCTATTCCGTAGCCAGCATTTTTTAACGAATTTAGTTCATCATCTGTAAAATCGGTAGGGGATTCATGCCCACCATATATTGTCCGAGAAACTGTACTCATGTCTGCCGGTTGCCGGGTCGTTACTGACCCATCGTTTAATATAAATATATTAACGCCTCTAGCCGTCGGAGGATAGAATCTGCGTAAGTTCCTAGCAGGGCTAATAGTAGGGAACCTAGTAACGTCTAATGTCGGAACCGTATTTTCAAATACAGGCACATACTTTTTGTGAAACAACAACTGGTCTACAGACGTTGTGGCACTAATTGTAGACACATCTATGTTCTGGTCCATACTGACGGTCACAGACGGCGTTGTAGACGTTCCACCTATTACTGATGGTTCTACATCAGCATTGCCTGAAATCGTCGCAGACGGCGTTGTAGCAGCCGTAGAAACAAGGCTAGGAGCTACACTTGCTGTACCAGATATAGTCGCAGAAGGCGTAGTTGAAACACCAGCAATAACACTAGGGGCTACGCTAGCCGTACCCGATATTGTCGCCGACGGCGTAGTAGTAGCGCCAGCAATAACGCTAGGAGCTACACTAGCTGTCCCGGATACAGTCGTAGCAGGAACAGTCGTTGTACCTGCAATCACCGCAACGGCAGCATTCGCAAAGGCTGTTACGGTTACAGCCGGAACAGTCGCAGTACACGCTATTGTCGATGCGTTGACTGTCGCATCTGCTTGCGAATAGTTTACGCTTGAACTTGCGTAGGTAACCGCAGATGAGCTGTAGTTTATTGTCACCTGCTGACCTCACTACTCGTCGCCGTACAGGGACTCCTCAGATGCGGTATTCTTACCAACCAAAGAAAATGACTTATCGCCAACCTTCGTAGCAGCCCAACTCTTAAGAACTGACAGCACAGCAGCAAACCCAGAAGCTATAACAAGTTTCCAGTTGCTTACTCCCATGTCAAGAAAGCTGTTACCACTGATCGTGGCTACTGCTGCTTGTACGAACGTCGCTCCGCATCGCTCAAGTAAATCTAGATATTCTTTCATCGTAATAATGCCTTCCAAGTATTTGGTCCAACTACGCCGTCAACATATAGTAGCCGACGCTTCTGGAACTCCACAACAGCCTTTCGAGTAAGTCTGCCATAATCAGAATCTATCTTGTACCGATACAATCCCTTAGCAGCTAACAACTGTTGCACTACTTTCACCGCTGCCCCTTTAGATCCTTTCTTCAAAGGATGAGCAGTAACTAGGGCTTCTATCTCAGCAAACGCAGCAGCAATACCCTTTACATCTTGCTTCGCTGTTTTCTTAGCTTTTGTGCCTTTCAATGCTGGCGCATCAAACCATTTGACTTTGCCGTTTACGACTTTGCAAGGCTGATGATGCCACCACTCACCAGGCACATAAGCGACCATGCCATATGACTTTGCTATGGCGTTCACTTGAGAAGTACTGATACCTCGACCAGTAATTCTAAAATCAACGGCATAACCCCAGTTATCAAACGCTGGTTGTTGCATGTGATATGACCCTTGGAAACCTGAAGATGTTTTGCGATCCGGGTTGGCAGCTAAGTTAAATCCTGGCCTACCGCTTTTGTATCCGTCGTAGAAGTATTTTTGTTGTGCATAAGTACGCACACCAGACACAACTTTGACTTTGTTACGAATACGACTGTCTTTAAAGAATGCTTCTAATCTGCGTTTGAACTCTGGGTGTAGTAGTTCGATGTTAACGTGTTTACTCGTCGTTGGTATCATCTTGTTCTTCTGTTAGCTTTCTGATTTGTACTGCTTGTACGCAAATCATTAATTCTTTTGGAAATTGTCTTTCTATTTCTTGGAGTACTTCTACTGGGGTAAGTTCCATTTTTATCCTTCTAACGTTGTTACTCTTGCTGAAAGTTCTTGAACCGCTTTTACTAACGGCGCTATTAATTCATTGTAACGCAAACCTTCA